TTAGTGATTATTTACACGATATTTGTGATTTAATGATGTAGGTAATTATATAGCTGTGCTATCGGCAGAACGGGCAGAAAAGAGGTAAATATGGCAATATCTGATTCTATTTTATTAAATGGCAAATATGCCATTCCACGATTAATGCTACATCCACATTATTATGCAGACAAATTTATAGAGTGTGACTGGGTAATATGGAGTCGTGTATGGTATTCTGAATGTCTACACGCGTACACATACGAAGAACACGCAAAGATTGCTTTTGAGTGTCTGTGTAATATTGTAAAAGCAAAAAGTGTAAATATATGGAAACCACGAGATTTAAGAAAAAATGAAACGTACGTTCAAACATGCAATAAAAAACAACCCAGTGTACTTGAAATACACTTGTACAAAGTAACACTGGGACATTACCATGATATGATGTATTTGTATTGTGAACAGTGGAATGAAGAACGTGGAGTTTTTTTAGTATTGGAAACGGTTCATCAATAGAAAAAATATATTAAAAAGAGAGGTAAAAATATGAAAATTTATAATGTAGGAGAAATTGTGTTTAATGAGGTTGTGAACGGTTTCAGAACTGGTGTAGGTTTTACTGAATACTCGAACGAAACAGGAGAAAAAATCCGTGAGGGTAGAGAAAATGTAAAAGTGGGTTCTGTTAATGTTTACCAACTTAAAGCTAATCGCGGAAAAACATACAAAAATGGTAAAAGAATATATGAAAGTGTCTGTTTTGTTTACACAAATACGACACCACATTATTTGAAAAACATCTTAAATGAAAATGAGTGTTTTTGGAAAATAAAAAAGGGGGGTATTATATAATGTGTGATGAAATGAAACTCGAAATAATTAATTTTATGAAAAAATACTTTGCGACAGCTGGCTATCCAGTTTTACACGTTAAAGTTAATAAAGACGGGAACACGGTTCATAAACTTTACATACCTCAAAAAAAAGTTAATATAGTTTTTAATTTTAATAAAAAAGAAATATTAGTTATTGATGAAAAAGGAAAAGAATTAATATATGACATAGGTCTTATTTTAAGAACTATGATTATACTATTATAGATAAAAAGAGAGAGTTTTACTCTCTCTTTTTTATTTTATTTTGGATAACCTACGACCGAAACAGCTAGTAAATCAGAACCACTTGCGATTGTCTGTGGTACGGCAATATTAACAGCATTTTGTGAATTAACAATCTGACAACTAGATGTAATGTCTTGATTATTGGAAACAATTGTTACATTTATTAATTTCACATCATACATTTGTGAATCCGGAAACTCTATAGATGTATAGTATGTATCTGAACTAGATGAACCTGTTGTAAAGTTATAATTTTTATAGCACACAACAGTATAACCCTGATACGTTTTATAGTTAAATGCTACACCAGTATTTCCACCTGACAATTGAGAAATTGTGATATTAGTATTATCATCTACATAATGATTTGTTCTCGATTCGATTCTTCTGAAATTCATCTTCATAAATGAGCAACCTATTATAATTAATGATAATTTATTAACATTTCCACTAAAATTCGCCGAATCATCAATTTCCACGACCCCTGATTGAAAAGCTAAGCAATTCTGAAAAATTATAATGTTGTCTACACCAGTGTAGACTGAATTGTGTAAGTAAACATCTCTTCCAGTGTACCCTCTAAATTCACAACCATTAAATCTAAGTCGTGTGTGGTCATTCGAACAACCTATTCCTAACCCAGCATTTCTTTCCGCGAACATAATACAATTATTAAATTGCGTTTCATGATATTTTGCTGAATCGCTCGAATGGGTATGACCACCCCCTTCATAATGAACAGCATACCCATTCGTTAAATTGTTAAAAAATCGAATATTATTAAATATTACAAAACCTGTAATATATACAGCACCGTTTAAAGCGGTTGTTTTTGCTACTATGCTAACCTCACCGATTCCTGTAAAAGTTATACCAGAACGGTTTGACAAGTCAATATCTTCTTGATATGAGCCTTGCATTATTAAAATAGTGCAGTTATTCGGGTAATTATCATCGCCACTTGTTTTTATATCACTCCTACTATAAATATAATTTAAACAATTTGTAATAGTTGTAAAATCTCCATTTCCTTTATAGTCCACAATAAAAATGTTTCTATTACTAACAGGAATAGTCATATAATTATTTTTTATATTTGTTATATTGTATTCAGCCGAAACCATTCTATTCGTTAAATTTGTCATAGAACTTTCTAAGGTTGAAACATCAGATAATAACTTGTTTACATTAATATCATTTGATTTTTTGTAATTGCTTAATGCATTACTTGTTTCAGTATCTTTTACCAATATTTCTTCTCCAAATAACCCAAATTTATCCACATAATTAGGCATTTTCCACACCTCCTTTACTGTTTAGCAATTGTTATTGTTTCCGTTGAACTAGTGTATGATATTTCATACTTATTAATAGTAGAAACATCTTCTTTAATATTTGTTATGTCGCTTTTAATTTTAGTGATATCTCCTTGTATAACAGTTACTGTATTTCTTGCGTTTTCATCCTTTATATTAATTGTTTCATTATTCAGTACAAATTTTGATACATCCATGTTTCTTTTCCTCACTTTCAATTTTTATTGTTTCATTTTCTTGATTATAATTATGTAAACAACTTGTTACATTTATTTCATATGAAAAGATAATTTTATTATTTTCTTTATCATACGTTGCGTTTCCTAACACAGAATCAAGTATTTCCAGCACTTTTTCTGATGTTTCACAAGTAAAAATTTTTTCAAGTTCTTTTAATCTACATAAGACCTTGCTTAAAACCTGATAATAACTTAAACTTTCATTATCATATTCAGTTGGGGTTATGCCATAAATTTTACACCAATCATTATAATTATTACAATGCATTTAATACACCTCGCTATCTAATTTCTATAATTGCCTCAATATTACCACTTCTACCATTAATAATTTCATAATATTTTAAATATTCATATAGTGCTTTTGTTTCATCGGGAGCATTATTTTCATATTTATCAAGGAATAAATTACTCATTAATATAGAAGTTGAATATATTCTTTTTTCAGCTACATATGTTACTAATTTTGATACCATTTTTATCTCCTTTTAAAAAATTTGCATAAATAATCCCTCAAATTCGCTTAGTAATAATTCATCAATATTTAAAATCATTTCCCTGTATGCTTTATACATTTCAGTCTTATTACTTCCTGTAAATTCCTTTGTAACAACTTCACTTTCAGAACCATTTCTATTTTCTGCCTTATTACTTGTTTCATTTCTGCTTATGGCACTTGCGGAATCACTTTTTCCTGAATCAGTAGAATCACTTTTACTGTTTTCAGAATTATTAACATTTGTAATATTTTCATTACGTTCAAGTAAACTTGCGTATGCATTACTTGTAATAGTGCTTTGTGGTTCATCACTTCTTAAATTCTGACTATTATTATTAGTGTTAGAAGTACCTGAATTACTATTATTTGTTACATTATTATTACTACTTGTAACATTTACACTGCTATCTGTTTTACTTGTATTGGTATTAGTTTCATCTATTTTATCTGTGTTAGTTTTATTTCTTGTAGTGGTGTCTGAATTTACAATCTGTAATTCTTCTAAAGAATTTATTAACGAATTATACAAATTTTTATAATAAGGCATTTTAATGTTTAAACGTGTATAAACTCTATCTCGCCATAAAGCTGGGGTTTCAAGTCCCATTTCTTCATATAGATACTTATTAATAAATTTATTAATAAATTCATTTTTATCGTTTACAGAATCGTTATAAAAATTAAAATCTTTATTGAAAACAAGACTTTTTGCAATCTGTTTAACATTATCAAGTGTAGCATTTTCATTTCCAATCATTCCGACTGACCATTCATAAATGGATAATGTATATTTACTCACTTTCAGCACCGCCTTTTTGTATTATTTCTGAAATATAATCGCCCCCTAAATTAACAAGTGTCGCTATTTCGGAGTTGAATTTAACATTTATGTCTAAATTAAACATATTGTTTATTCTTCTTTCTGCAAGTTTTCTTGCATTTAAACCGATATTTCGCTGAATCTCAACATATCCGTTGTTCCCTGAAACTTCTCCTGCTACAAGTCGTTCCTTTTTATCAGATGTAAACGATTCTATACCACACCAGTTTAAAAAGTCATTAAATTCACTCCGCAATTCAGCACGCAATCTATCAGCTTTGAATTCTACTTGTAAGTCAATCGGTTTTATTTTATCAACATCAAACATATCTTTAATAAATATGTAATCTTTTCCCTCGTCAATCTGATTTACAATATTTTTAGAAGAAAGCAATGTATCTTTTGTTGTAGCAATAGAAATTGAATTTTTCTGTAACGCAATATTTTTCATATAAATTACATAAATATAAGCCATTCTTTCCGCATATAAACAAAGGGTATTAAAATCTGGCATGAAGTCGTTATTGTTATAAATAATAACAGCATTTTTTGAATTTAGATTTCTTGAATATCCGTTTGCCGCATATGCTTTCCATTTCTGTGGAATATTATATACATTCATTTTACCTGATAAATTAACAAATGTTATTAAAAATTCATTCATAATTTCGTCACGAAAAAAAACACATACTCCATTCATTAATAAACTTCTTTCAAGAAACCACGGTTCAATCTCTACCGGTAAATTATCCCATACAAATCTATTAACATATATATTCGTTAATCTTGTTAAGAAATTATTATATAAAACATTAAAATCGGTTGTAATAAGTTTAGCTTGATTCTGTGTTTTTAATAATTTCTTTTCGTTTAATCTAAAATCAATGTTATTATATTGATTTGTTAAATTATACAAATTTATTACACCTCTTTTCTATCCATTGTTATCAACGTCAAAATTTCCGATATCGTTTGAATGCCAAATAAAGACACCGTTGTTAAAGATATTTTGTAACTGAATTAAATAGCTGAAAGCTACAGTCCCCTGTAATGTGCAATTCCTTGTTTTTACATAGTTCCAAATATTTCTATTGTTTAAATTCGGCATCTTGTTATTAGACACATTATATCCGTAAACACTAAAAAAATTGTCTATTTTTTTAATTGTTTCTGTATCAGAACCCATTAAAATCAAATCTACCTGATTCCTGTTAATTGCAGTATTAATAGAACTTGCATTTACATTTCCGGTTACATTATTCGGCTTTTGTCTAGCTGTTTGATACTGTGCATTTTGCATGGTTTCAAAATTTTCCGCTTGTACCGCTGTACTTACTGCACTAAGTCCACTTTGTATTATCCCTGAAACATCACGATTCGCCAAAGATGAAATAGCAGAAATTCCAGCTGTAACATAACTTAATGTATTACTTAAAGCATTGCACTGTGCCATAGCTCCCATATTAACACCGTTTGCATTTATGAACTGTGCAAATGCATTTCCAGTTGTAGCACACGTTGGGAAATTAGACCAACTCATACTTTCATTAATATTATTAACAAAATTGTTATAATTTGTTGGATAGCAAATCATAGTTGGTAATGTACACAATGTACCTGTAACATATAAATTTATTGTTGTTTTGTCTGATGAACACTCAAAATATAACTCTTTATCTTGTCCTGAATTGTTATCTATTTTTGCGTAACAGTATGGAAATGTGTAACATTTTTTATTAATAGGAGTGTAATTAAAAGCAGAATTTACAGAAACACTAATACTTTTAGATTCTGACGGTGTGAGTTCCCCTGATGGATTCGGATACCCACAAATTTTGGGTGACATTTGAATCAACGCAATCGAGCTTTCAAGTCCAGCATTTACAATTTCATTAATATATCTTTGTGCGGTTTCTAAAGTCGTTGCATACGTCATAAAAATTCCTGAAAATACGTTGTTTACACTTCCTTTATAAACAGGTATATTAATATCTGGATGTTCTGTGACATTTACAGTGTGATAAATACACACTCCCATTTCATTGAAATCGGCAGTTGCCTTTGTATACATCTTTGTTATCCCTGTATCGAGTGGTTCAGCTAATACGTTTACACCGATTTTATCATCGTTTCTATTAATGTGTTCTCGTTCTACAAAACAAGGTAACATATTACAATTATAATAATATGTTTGAAATATATCTAATTTATAAGTTAGTTCGGCAACTGTACTTGAAATATAATTTATTTCTAATATAAAAGCAAAAAACATATTACTATCATTTTTAAAACAAAGATAATTTGCTACAGCTATTAAATCAGAATATTTTGCAGAAACTCTTATTTTATTGTTTTTTACAGTTGTACAATTAATACTTAATACTTCTTTAGAAGTAACATATTCCCATGCTTTTATTTTATCCGAAAATAGTCTAACATTTTTATATTGTGAATCCCACGGTATTTCTTTGCAAATATGTAATTCAGAGTTTATAGCAATGCCGCTTACATCGGGTACGTTTGGAAAATCAATCATATTTTTACCTCACATTCTACCCCACATTTTTGCGGGGTAGATATTAAATATTTGTTACACGGTTACTGTAATCTGCTTAGTAGTAGAAACCGCTGTATTATATCGGCTTGTAGCTTTAATTGTAATAGTTGTAGCTGTTTCATTTTTATCTACAATCAAAATCCCTGAACCTGGGACAAAACCGGTTGTATTGCCTGTAACCGTTCCTACTAATTCCCAGTCAATTGCCTGTGGAATGATAGCACCCTCGGTTGAATTTGAATCAGATATTTCAGCTTTGTATACTGTCTGTGAATCTCTTGTAATAGAATCTGAACCTGAAATAGTAATTTCATTTCCTGTGATTGGATTCGATGTAAAAACTACACATGGTCTGAACGGAGAAATTGAAAACATTTCCCACAAATGATAGAAGAAATTCCATCTTAAATTATCTCCACGATAGTTTTCCGCAAATTCACGGTGCTGTTCTCTAATATTAAAGAATCTTACATCTGTAATAAAACCGTAAACATTTGACGGTAATGTGTCTACGATAATAGTCCTCGTAGAAACCTCTGCTTTACTCATATTAAAAGCATAAGCTAAAGCATTTACATCAATTCGGGCATTAATATCTGGTGTCGTTATAAACACTAAATCAGAAGGCTGTGCGGTTGCGTCAGAACCTGCATAATTGTACTTTGGATTCGGAAATCTTAATGTGTCAATAGTAGACCGTATCATAATTAACATTTCCTTAATATTTGATTCAGTTGATGGTTCGGGAACTTCAATCGGATAAATACAGCCGTGTTCATAACCCTGTGTTAAAAGGTTTTTTGTCATTAAATACTCCTTGTAACTAGCAGAACTATAAAGTACATCTAATTTTGCATTTATCAAAGACTGTAAGCCGTATTCGTCTCTAAATGCATTTCGTAATTCGTCGTATGAAATTGTTACTGCCCATTTTTTTCTGAAATTTACATCATGAAATGCAGTCATTATATTTGATTTATAAAGCTGAAATATTTCTTTTTCATCTGCGAAAAAGTCATAATCAGAATCTTCAACCATATTTACAAAGATTTCCTGTTCTGTCTGTCCGTATCGCATAGGTGCTTTTTTTAATTCTGCAAGTTCATTTTCAAACAACATTTTATTTACAGAAATAAAGCCAATCTGTGTCACTAAAGAATTTACAAAATCATTTCTAAGTGTTCTATTTTGCATAATATTATCGTAAACACTATTAATATCAGCCAAATCCTCTCTTGTAAAAGAGGAATAAACAGCACTACTAGTATTATTATTTAATGCTTTTACAATTTCAGTATTTGTAGCCTTTAACATAATTGTAATACCTCACTTTCTTATTCTAATAAATCTGAATAATCACTTTCTTCTTTTTCTTCAACATCTTCTTTTTCTTCAACATCTTCTTTTTCTTCTTTTTCGGGATTGAACCCTTTAAAACGTGCAATATATTTTTCGCGTAATTCCTCGTATTTTGTTCTAAAGTCGTTCCCTTTTTCTGTGTTATTTTCTTTGTTTTCTAATGCTGTTTTAATTACATTTATTTCATTATCAACAGTTTCGATATCGGGAATCTTTTCAATGATAATGTTTAATGCCTCAAGTTCTGTCATATTTTACCTCACTTTCCACCGTATTGCCGATACGTCAGCAATTATTAATTATATTAAATTATTGTTTATTAAATACTGTACCGCTGAATAGTCTGAACCTAAAGCTGATTTTCTTTCCTGACCATTTCCAAAATTACCGTTTTTTGTCTGTGTGACCAGATTATAAAGTCTGTTTACCTCATGCTGTACTTTTTCATATTTTCCGCCGAGTACAGCTTTTCTTTCTAACCCGTCTCCATATTCTCCACGAAAAACAGCTAATGCAATTTCGCTCACATTTCCTGAAACATCCGAATTATCGAATCTTGTTAAATTGTTCGTAACAATAATTGATTTTAAAGTTTCTGTATAGTTTGGGTCTGTAGCGTATGCTTTTAAGTGTTCAACAGCATTAACAAAATCATAATTATTAACAGCACCGATATAGTATGTAGATTCTGTTAATAAATTGTAATAATCAACTACCGCTGACTTTAAGGAATCGTAAGCACGAAAACATCCACCCACTGCAACTTTAACATTATCGTAATATTCATGTGTTGTTGAATTGTAACAACTTCCACCCCATGAGTTAGTAGCTTTAATTCCGAAAGGTGCATTATATCGCATCATTGTTTCTGACTGTCCATACCCTGTTTCTAAGCAAGCCTGAGCCACACAGATAGATGGTAAAATATGCTTTGTTAAGGAATTGTTAATCTGATTCGCTAATTCCCCAATGGTTTCAATAAATTCATCTTTATACATCTTTTTTCTCTCCTTTTAAAATTGATTCTTTTAGTTCGTAAAGAGCGTTAGTATTGTTAGTTATACACTCACTTGTTTTTTCAATAATTTCCTGTAATTTTTCATTAACATTTTTTAATTCATGTCGGTTTGAATCGGTTACTTTAAAAACATAATAACCTAACCCTAAACAGCAAGATATTGGAAAACCAACTGTGGAAATTATAGAAACAATTTCATTCATTGTGTTACCTCTCTTTCTTTTTTAAATATATTGAAAACAGTCCCTCATTGAGTTTCTAATCTTCACATTTTTATAATAAATATTTCCTGATTTGTAGAAATAACTTATTAACATTTTAAATTTATCAGAAATAATTGGATAATCTGGTGTAATATCCTCTTTAAAAACAGAATATTTTTCTTTAAAAGATTCGTCAATTTTATCTGATATCCACATAGTTCTTACATCACTAAAAATAGCATAATTAATATTTTTATACCGTATTGTAACTGTATACAGAAAATCTCTGCTTATTTTGTTTCTAATAAATGAAACCTCATCATCCAAGTAAAATTCATTTTTTATCATGTATTTTTCTTGTTCTGTGCCTTTTATTAATTCAGATAATATTGTGTTATTAGCTTGTTCGATAAAAGTTGTGTCTGTATTATATTCTAACACAACCATTTTATTAAATTCTGTATAAAATTGTTTTTTATTTGTTAAATTTGTTATATGAAAATAATCAAAATATGGGTTATACTTAGACACACTGTTTGCAAGTAAATAAAACTTACAGGTTTCAGATGGATTTCTTGCTAATCTAATAATCGTAGACACAATAGACATGAACGAACTTGCTACTTCATTGTTAAAATAATGGTGTATTGTATCTTCTATGATAAATTCATCAAAAATCGCAGTGCGATAATCTACAAAACTCGCAGATTTTATTGTCTGTGATTTCGCAAGCCATAAAAATTCACCCATTTTTTTTGAGTTCTTTTTTTCTTTTCCTGAATCTGTTTTTATTTTTTTAGTTAAAAAAATTTCGTTTCCTATTACTTCAATACTTTCATTTTCGTCAAGTATTGTTTTCATATCATCGAATAATTTATCTTTTATACTTTTAATTTCTTCATAATATCTTCTCATATAGATAAATTTAAAACCGTTTTTCTTAAATTGCTTTATACATTTTTCTTTTAGTGAATAGGTCTTTCCTATCGACCTCGCACCAACTATAAAATTAATAATTCTGTTATAACTATCAATTTTATTCATTTTATAATATTTTATTTTTTTCACTTCCTTTAAATATCCACCCTATTTTTTAAAACAGGGTAGATATAAATTTATATTTGGACTTGAAAATGCTGTAATAATCGGTTAGGAATTTCCCGAATAATGTAATAAATACAGTTCCCACTGTTTTCCTTTAATTATTACATTTATTACATACTTATTTCAGCCACATCTTTATATTAACACATTATTACAATTCTGTCAAGTAGTTTCTATCGCATTTTATAACTTGTTTCTACAAGTAGTACACCGCCGTTAACCTGTTTAGGTCTAAGCTTGCATGGTAGTTCAAGTCCTACTTTAAAGTCTGTAATATCTTTGTATCTTTTTTCCGCTCTGTTATAGTTTCCATTTTTGTCTTTTTTAAATAAAAATATTTCATATTTTTCTTCTTGTTCTTCTGTCAATTCGTTTTCAACCGATTTTATAAATATTTCTTTGCTTTTTTCTGGCATACCCGCACACTTTACATTGTAATAATACCCTTTTTCATTTTTAACTTTTTCTCCTGTATAAATTCCGATTTCATTTTCTGTTAAGTTTTCTTTATCTACTTTTTCTATGTATGTTTTTTGTCTTACAAATATAGATTCCATCCAGTGTGTTTCTAATTTCCAACAACAAAATTTTGTGTTATGAACTCTAATACCTGCAAATTCGTCTGGTTCTAAGTCACAGTGTATCGAATCTGTGTCAGCATAAATAAAACCACGTTTATCTTTACCATAATAATTTTTTTGTGCCGCACGTATTGTAAAATTCCTTGCATAACTTGTAATTGCAGAACCGCAAGGAATAAACCATGTGTCTTTTTTGTGTTCTTCTACAACGTAGAAACCAAGACTTCCATCTTCTTTAATATATGCTACTTTAAAAGAAGAATCAGAACTTGTCGCAAGTTTGCCGTACAAATTGTTTAAAAATAATTTTGCTAAAGTTCTCATCGCACCTGTGCTTTCTTCTTTAATTTTTCGATATCGATTAATATATTCGTCAAATATTCCGATTTCCGCATGAAAATATGTGACGTCATGAATTTTTAAATTTGTGATATTATAGTGTTCTTTAAACAATTCCCAGTCAGTTTCTGTCATTGTCAATGTTACCGTTGCTAATTTTGTTTTTCCATCAAAATCAACAAAATATGAATTGTATGTTTTTGTCCGTGAATCCCATATATCCGACGTTTCTAAACACTCAGTACCATCATACATTAAATTGTTTTTTATTTGAACAAAGGGTAAATAACCATCTTTTATTTTAAATCTACAAGTAAAATGTATAAAATAATAATATTTATCTTTATTTTGTAACATTTCATTCCGAATTATTTCTCCTTTTTCAATGTTAAAATAAAAAGGTTTTCCGACAGGAAATTTGTTACCTGATTCACTGCTCATCATTGACGGGTATAGACTATTTACGTCAGCGGTTGTGCCTTTCCCGAATTTTTTATTTTCTTTGCCTTTTACAACAAAGCACCAGCCTCCTCGATATGATTTACGAACCCACTCATCAAAATTTTCATTTTTATTTCTAACCTTGATTTTAGTTAAGTCTGGAAATAAAACTTCTTTGTTGTTCGGTGTGCCGTATTTATCGTCAATCAAATTATTCAGTTTATTTTCCTTTATTATTTTTAGATATTCAGATTTACAACAAGAGCCAATTGTTAATTTCGTATGACCTTTTTCGTACATAAATTCGATACATTCCTTTAAAACTAAAACATCGTTTTTTATGTACTCTATATCTTGTTTATTACAATCTTTCAATGATTTTACCGATTTATAGTCCATTTCTGTTTTTCTGTGTTTTGTTTTAAATGCTTTTCCACAATCAGATAAAGAAAAAGGTAATAATTTTAAAGAATCACGAATATCTATAATTTTATTGTGTTTTTTTAATGTTAGTGAATAAAATTGACCTCTGTCAGAAATAGAATAAATAAACTCATTATTCATCAATTCTTTTTCTTCTTTAAAATATCCTGCACCTGTATTTTCATCTGTAATAATAAAAGCTTGTTTATAATTATTTTTTAATAAATAATTAATATAAAATGAGCCGTCAAATTTTAAATTATGATAATACAGTAGTACATCTTTCTTTAACCCTGTTATGTAATCTAATGTTTCTGTTATATTGTTAAAAATTTTTACATCTTCTGTGTTTAATTCAACTAACGCTGATGACCACACGGCTGTTTTATTTTGTGATTCTGTATTTTCTTCTACTATTGTTTCAAAGTCACAACAAAAAATAGTTTTATTCTTCATTAAAATCACTCTCCATATTCATTCTCAATGTTTTTCAAATCTGATAGTGTGTACGTTCGTGCAAATATTGTGTATAACTGTGTTAAAGATAATTCAACAATATTTTGCTCAGAATCCCTGAGTACAGTATCAATTAAATTGTTTATTCTTTCAGCATTTTCATTTAAGTAGCGAAAATACTCGTTACTCTTATTACGTTCGTATACTGTTTTAATATCAGCTACTTTTCGCTGAACCATGCTTTTCATACCGTACCGAATATATTTTCCTTTTGAATCAATCCACGCTGATTCAGACTCTAGCTCAAATAACATTTCAATAGACTTTTTTAGAACCTCATCAAATCTAACAGCAATATTTACTCCACCAGCATCGGGGATTTCGGGGATATTGTCAAAAACATCTTCGCCAAAAAAAACTTGTTCAGCTTTCTTTTTTGCTTTTCGTGTTTCAGCGGCTTTTTTTGCCGCACGACTTCTGAGGATATCAAGTCCACGTTCGCCGCTGGTAGATTCTCCTGTTTCTTTGTCAGCTAAAAATCTCATCTGTGAAATCAATTTTTTAGCTGTTAATTTTTTAAGTCGGTTTACACTCGCTCTTGTGATTTTTTTTGGTACTTCTGGAATATTAGACATATAATAGAAGTCCTGTTTTTCTTTTTTATTTATGTAATTTTGTATTCTTTTTCTTTCTCTATAGTAGTCTTGTTCAAGTTTACTTCTTTTCTTTCTTGCCATGTTATTACCTCACTTTCTTAAATGTTTCACGTGAAACATTAAATGTTTAATACAAAAAGGTATACCGTTTTTTAACGATATACCTTTTTTACAAAATATAGAATTTTTGTGGCTGTTAGAATAACAGCGGAAATGTTTTTAATTTAATACAAAAAGATTCTTTAATTCATTTATATGTGTTTTCAAATTAAACCAGTGTACAATCTACAAAATGTCTACCAGCTTTTGATTCCCCAGACAACTTTTTAATTGAAAAACCATCATCTTCCATTATTTCAATAATATTTTCGAAAGATTCTTTAAATGTTCGTGACTGTGTCGTGAAAACATCACCATTATTATCTAAAATGGAAAGCAGATATGAAGTTTCATCGTCTTTCGTATCCTCGAAATACAGAAAACCTGCTACATCGATTATTGTACCGTCTGGTACTTCTTTAATTGTTTTAATCTCTGCCCCTTGCGTCATAAGGTATAATTCTTTTTTTGTAAAATCCCTTGATTTTTCTGTTATTTTAATTCCCATTTATTATTCCTCACTTTCTTCTTTCTCTTCTTTTCCTACGTTTTTTGCATGTTTAATAAATTCAGAATCTGACATTGTATACACACTTTCTGTCTTTGTTTCAGAAATCTTTGAAATGAAGATATACCCCATTTCTTCAATTTTTTTGGTTAATGCCAGTTCTTTTCTTTCTTCTTTCTGAAATGAACCGACTAAGATAACTTCAAGCTCTTCAATTTTTTCTTCTTTTTTGTTTAGCACTTTACAAAGTGCTGTAGTAGTTACGATTGTTCTTGTCATTTTTTGCCTCTCTTTCTTCTTTTTTCAACTTGCAATTTTTTGTACCACATCGGTACAATAAGAATTATATAACATTAAATAGGTTCTGTCAAGGGAAATAACATGATATCTAAAAATTTTTTATTGTCTGTTAAGTTACTAAACAGCATAAAATCACTAAACTTATCGAAAAGTGACTCTTGGAACTGGTTTAATTTTTTAATATCTTCATATGTGTCCACATTTTTTCTAATATGAACCATACTGTCAATATAATATGTGTTTATTAAGTGTAAATCAAACATTTTATAGTAAGAATCCTTGCAAACAGTGTATCGGTATTCGTCTGAATATTCTCTACTATGCAAGAAAACACTAGAGTTAAATTTCTTGTAAAGTTCTGTACTTTTATATTTGTAAAAATTTGAAACAGAAAAACCCCACGGATAACACACTATAATTAAATCTTTTGTACTTTTGTTTTTTAATAAACTAAATGCAGAATCGTTTTCTGCATTAATAATTAATGTTCTCATGCGACACCTCACTTTCTAATACCATACATCAGTTATAACTCCATTTTTATTCAGTTCAAAACAGAAACAAGTGCTATCAGCACTGTTATCATACGCAATTAAATCATAACCACTATTGCTAGATTCGTTAATAATTGTACCGTTTTCTGAATCAAGTGTATCAGCGATTATATCGTACATATCATCATCATAAACATTACCTATACATTTTTCCTTTAACTCTGCTAAAAATTTGTTCATCTGTTTTTGTATACATATTTTACCTCTTTTCTGCCCGTTCTGCCGATAGCACAGCTATATAATTACCTACATCATTAAATCACAAATATCGTGTAAATAATCACTAA